CTACAGTGACAGCACTTTTAATTGATATAGATTGCAGACTAACAGAATTAGCAAGCACTCTATATAATAATATTATATATTCATTAAACCAACCTATACCAGCAGAAGCTATTATGGATCTTTTGAATTATAAAAGAATACTAACGTATAAATTTTGTAATTCAGATTACGCTCCATGTTTCACTGTAGAAATGATTGCTGGTAGGGTAAAACTTTTAAAATATAAATAAACATGTCTTGTTCAAATTGCTATAATGGATGCACTGAGATTGTCTCAGATAAGTGTGTTAGATACACAGGAATAGATGTTCCTGTTTTGGGAATACAAACAGGTGACTCTCTGTCTTATGTAGAACAGGCTCTTATTGAATTTCTTACATCTACATTAGATGGTACAGGAATTAAACTAACTATAGATCCTGCAATTATTTGTGAGGTGGTTAATCAATATCTTCCTGATTGTGAAGACTTAAATGCATTAAATCTTTTTACAGCATTAATTGAAGCAACATGTGATTTACAAGCTCAAATAGATGTAATTGTTGCAGAACTTGCAGCTCTTGAGGGAAATTATGATGTTGAGTGTTTAACAGGCGTATCTGCTACAAGTGGAACACATGATATCTTACAAGCTGTAATCACAAAACTTTGTGATGTGGATGCTGCATTAGTAGCTCTTGCTGTAGACGTAGATACAAACTATGTTAAACTTGCTGATCTAGATGCATTAATACAAGCCTATCTAGATTCAATAACTCCAACCACTCAACAGAACGCTAAGATGGTTCCATTCACTGCAGTGGAATACTATGGTCCATTATCTAATTTTGATGGTTCTGGAAAAGGTATTGCAGGCTTAGGATGGGATAAGATTTATATATGTAATGGATCTAATGGTACTCCTGATAAAAGGGGTAGAGTGGGTGTAGGTGTAACAACAGGTGTTCCTGGAGGAGCAATGTCTGCTGCAGTAGATCCAGCTGTTCCTGGTAATCCTACATACACATTAAACTCAGTGAATGGCACAAACAATGTTACTCTTACAACTAACCAAATGCCTGTGCACACACATACAACCACACCTATTCCTGTTAGTCATACACACTTTATATTTGGTAACACTGTACAATCAAATGCTGCCTCCACTATTAATACTGTAGATCAAGTTGCTTATGCTAGAACTGTTAGTTCTCAAGATGTTAACTATCAAGCTATGTCTGCTACAACCCCAGCAACTTTAGGAAAAAGTAGTTCTGAATCTATAAGTGCAAATGTCACTGTTAATAATGCAGGAGGCGGATTATCACATCCAAATTATCAGCCAGCTTTGGCAACAAATTATATTATATACATTCCTTAATTTTAAATTATGTCTTGTTTACCAGGAATGCCTTGTTATAATGAAGCTTATAGAATTGCATTTCCATTTGCATGTAATGATCCTTGTATATCTAGTTTTCAAATTATATACAATGGTCCAAATTTACCTTGTACAGGAATTCAATCTAAAGATAATCTAGAAGTAGCTTTACAGAAGATAGATAATAGAATGTGCTCTGATGAATTTATAGCACATATTATAGATACAATTGAGAACACTCCTCTTCTCCAAGCATACTTTTGCCAATTAGTAGCTTCTTGTTCTATTACACCTACAACAACAACAACAACATCTTCTTCCACTAGTAGCACAACTACAACCACTACAACAATAGCACCTACAACAACTACAACCACCACCACTGTTGCACCAACCACCACTACCACAACAAGTAGTACATCTACTACTACCACTACAACTACAATTACACCAACCACAACCACCACAACTACTGTAGCACCAACTACAACAACTACAACAAGTAGTAGCACTACAACTACAACAACAACAATTACACCAACCACAACCACCACTACAACTACAATAGGACCTATTCCTCCTGGAACATATACTATTGGAGAATCTGCTTTAGGTGGTAAGATTGCATATATATTACAACCAGGAGATCCTGGATATGATGCAGCTAGTGAACATGGATTGGTTGCAACTGTTGCTGATCTTCCTACATTACCTATATGGGGTTGTCAAGGTACATTAATTACAGGAGCAGATGGTACAGCACTTGGTACAGGTAGTCAAAATACAACTGATATAGTTGCAGGATGTGCAACAGCTGGAATCGCTGCTAGACTATGTAATGATTTAGTTGAAGGAGGATATTCTGATTGGTATTTACCTAGCAAAGATGAGTTAAATAAATTATTCCTAAATAGAGTTGCAATTGGTGGATTTACATATGATAATGCGCATTGGAGTTCTAGTGAATTTGATATAAATAATTCTTGGGCACAATTTTTTAGTAGTGGTGCTGTATCTCCTTCAGGTAAAGGAATTAACAATTTTTATGTTCGCCCAATAAGAAGTTTTTAATTAAAACCAAAATAAAAAATTATGACAGTATTAATAACATTAACAATAGCAGGTTCTGATACAGGACCATTTGATCTTTATTCAGATGTAGATGGGTTTGTAGTTCCTTTTGAAAATAATGTACCTAAAGCTTCTTTAGTATCAGGATACACATCTTCTTTAGTTCCAAATGGAACCATAGTGATAAGAGTGAAATCTGATTCTATATGTACTAATTACATTGATTTAATTGTTGGTGGCACTACCACTACAACTACTAGTACATCTACTACCACATCCACAAGTACATCTACAACTACAACCACATCTACAACTACATATCCATGTGAGTGTGTTAGATTAGAAAATACAACAATTGACGAAATATTTATAACAATTACACCTTGCGACACAGGGGTTCCGTTTCCACAAGGTGTACCAGGAAATAGTGTAGTAACAGAATGTGTAGTGACAGGTTCAGTTGAAGCTCCACCTCCTGTAGGAATTACAGTGACTTATTGCCCTGGTGTTCCTGAAACCCCTCCTTGTATTAGTGAAGGTGATTGCGGTCTTTGTGGAGCTACATAAAATATAAAAATCCTGTTTTGTTGGTTTTACAGGATTCTCCTGAGATTAATTTCTCAGGAGTTTTTTATTTTATAACTAATTTGATTATAGCCAATAACTTAGTTAGTTTAAATTATTTGGTATTTTAAAAAACTATTTTGTATCTTTACTAAATTTTTATATAAACTCGACTATATATGTCTGAAAACCAAGAGCTTCTACATCAGTTAAAAAGACTGTTGAAGCAAAAAGGAAGTAAAAGTTTTTATGCCAAAAAGCTTGGAATTAGTGAGATGGAAGTTAATAATTTACTTAACCAGTTGAAAAACAACAATGTAGATTATCAATCATCTCGTAAAGTGAACAATGAAACAGGAACAATAGAAAGCATATTAATACTAAGCTATGAACCTAAAGATGATATTGAGTTAGCTAGATTACATAAGATTAATTTAGATAAATATATCATTACAAACTATTGGTCTAAACTACTTCCCAATGGAAAATTTACATCTTCAGTATTTTCCAAACTTAAAAAACCAAACGATTATACTCCTGAAGATTTTGCTAAATTTTTAGTAGATTATAAATCTAACTATAAAGAACAAGTTCAACCTAAGAACGAACGTGCTAAAGTGATAGATGTTGAAATATCTCTATCTGATTATCACTTAGCTAAAAGACATATAGATGGAGATAACTCACCATCTAAAAGATGTAAAAGATATTTTAAAGCAGCTACATCATTAGTATATGATGTAAAAGCATTGTATGATATTGATAAAATTATATTTCCAATATCAAACGATTTCTTTCATACAGATAATTATCAACATCAAACAACTAATGGTACTCCACAAGATACCATTATTGATTATGCTGATGAATATGAATTAGGATTTTCTCTACTTGTAGAGACCATCACTATGATGAAAAAAGTTTCTANTNAAGTGATTGTTGTATTAGTACAAGGTAATCATGATAAAACTAAATCATATTATCTAGCACATGCTTTAGAAGTTTACTTTGCAGCAGATCCTAATATCATCTTTAATAGAGAACATAGTGTAGTGAAAGCTGTTGTATTAGGTAATACATTTATTGGTTATCATCATGGTAACTGTAAGATAGAAGATCTTCCTTTATTGTTTGCAACACATCCTGAATATAGTCAAGCATTTGGTAATGCTACTTATAGAGAAGTGCATACAGGAGATAAACATCATTACATGGCTAAAGAAATTAAAGGAGTGAGAATACAACAAATGCCTAGTTTATCTGGAACAGATAGATGGCATTCAGATAATAACTTTGTACACTCAGTACGTGCAGCCCTCGCTTTAGTTTATGATAAAGATTTAGGTAAAATTAGTGAGTTTGAATTTAGATTATAAATAATGTCAACATTAAGAAAGTTAGTTTCAGATGTACGTTCTATGCATAAAATCCTATCAACAGATAGTTTGATTACAGATAGAGCTATTGCTTCTGAAGTGAGGAATAATAGTATTTTATTAATTAAGAGAGAGACTAACCTTAGAAAACTCTGGGCCACTAGCACTCTATTCACTACTATTCCATGTCTTGAAATGATTGAGGTTCCTATTTCTGAATGTTGTGATTATCAAGATCCTTGTAATGTTGCTAGAACTAGATACAAAATTCCTCGTATATCTGAAGGAAACTATCAATACCTTATTCAAGGAGTTTATTCTATTAATGCTATGGGAGGCACAGGAACTAAACTAAAAGAGATTACCATCAATAGATATACAAATTTGATAAAACTTCCAATTATAAAAAAGGAAGAATATTATTGGATATTAAATGATTATCTATATGTAAATAATCCATTGCTTCAAGCAATTAGACTTGCTGCTTGTTTTGAACAAGAAGTTCCTAATGAGCTTATGTATCCTGAAACTGGATGTGGAGGTTGTGGACCAACTGATGAAGATTGGTGTATGAATCCATTAGATAAACCATTTTCTCTTCCAGGATATCTAGAAAAGCAAGTGCT